CCCTAATATGGTTCAGTTCTGTAAGGACATGGTAGCAAAAGAGTTGCTAGAGGCATACGAAGCAGATCAGGTTCGTGCTGGTCTCCGTCCTGCCCCTCCTACCCCTTCGTATTATAACGTATCAGACAGGCATTAGTGCCTGTTTTTTTTTCGTGTCCTTTTCCCTAAATCCCAAAAAAATGAAAAAAAGAACAATTTCGCTAAACGGTAAAACTTACCATGTGACAAAACTACCAGTGGCACACGGCAAGGCAGCAAACAAATGGGCAACCCGAACAGGTGGGCGTTATGGCGTGGCAGTCCCACCCCTGAAATATGTACCCACGGGAGAGCGTGGGGTGATCAGCAGGTCTTAGTCGTTCGTGTATCAGCAGGGGGTCCGCCGCCCCCCGCCCCCGTTTAAAAAGCACTAACTACCCTAACCTACAAAGTGTTACGGAAGCGAGAACAATATTACAATGAAACTCAAATTTTTTTTCCCTGTTAAAAAACGCCCACAGTCCACGACTTGCGAATAATTCAAAAGTGATATATAATGGAAAAATCATATCCACAGTATGCAAAAAAATATCCCAAATCAAAAACGCCCCATAGAGATTGATACTGCAACAGGAGAATACCTACTAAGAATACCAGAGTGGGTTATAAATGATCAAGGTTGGTACGAAGACACAGAAGTAACCTTTAAAACAGATGGCGATGAACTCATCATTACAGAATCAGAGGACTAGTACATATCACATATATCTAAGAGGAGAGTGTCTCTTTAAGGATCTTGATGATTATGAGTTTAAATTGATATGGGGAAGAATATATCAATCATACTTTAAGGATGAACTAACATACGAAGAAATAGAATACGATACAGATATAACAGAAGATGCAAGTTACTGATAACCCTACCTTATAATTTAAGTTGACTTACTATACATAATGGGATATAATATGATTATAACATTACGTAGGTTATGTCAAAAGGATTTACAGTTAAAGCGAAATCCCCTGTGGTAAAAAAAGAAGCAGAGTGGGATTACGATAAAGCAAAAGAACTCATAAAGGGAAAGACAGTAGTATTCTGTCTACCAGGTCGTGGAGTTTCATATCAATTTTTAAAGAGTTTTGTACAGTTATGCTTTGATCTTGTCCAAGCACAGGCTTCGATACAGATCTCCCAAGATTATTCGTCAATGGTTAACTTCGCAAGATGTAAGTGCTTAGGTGCTAATGTCTTAAGAGGACCTGATCAGAAACCTTGGGATGGTAAGTTACAGTATGATTATCAGTTATGGATTGATAGTGATATAGTATTCAATACAGAAAAGTTCTGGCAATTAGTTCTAATGGATCAGGATCTTGCTGGTGGTTGGTATTGTACAGAAGATGGTAAGACTACATCAGTTGCTCATTGGTTAGAGGAGGATGACTTCCGTACTAATGGTGGTGTGATGAATCATGAAACCATTGAAAGTATCTCAAAGAGAAAGAAACCATTTACAGTAGACTATACTGGTTTTGGTTGGTTGCTCATCAAGAATGGAGTATTTGAGCATGAAGGTATGCCTTATCCTTGGTTCGCTCCGAAGATGCAAATCTTTGAATCGGGCGAAGTCCAAGACATGTGTGGCGAAGATGTCTCATTCTGCCTAGATGCAAAGGAGGCAGGTTTCGAGATCTGGTGTGATCCAAGAGTTCGAGTCGGTCATGAGAAAACAAGGGTAATCTAATGACTCGTTATAATATTCTAATTGATGGTAAGGTTGCTTATGAGGATCTCTCTCAAGACGAGTATTTTAACACTATGGAGGATTTGGCACAGGACTTCTATATTGATGGAACACCAGATCCTTCTCATATTAAAACTGAATTTATTGAAGATTAATTATGGCAAAAATGTTTAACGCTAACGGTGTTGAAACAGTAGAATCAAAACCGAAAAAAACTCGTCAAGGAACAGGAAAGCATACAAAATATGCCCCCACATCCCGTAACTCGTCTCGTAAAAGATACAGAGGTCAGGGGAGATGAGTCAATCTCCCGAAATCACGGGCTATAGAAATCACGACAATTTTATTTCCGAATATCAAAGTAATCTTGATGGAGATAAATTTGTCGATTTTTATGAGCGTATGGCATCTGCTGGTGCTGGTCTAATTACTCCTCGTAGTACAGGTGCAGTAAAGAACGAACAACTGTTTCTTACACAACTATTACAGCATGAAGAACAGAGTGTCTATAATACTACATTACCAATGGCACAGGATTGGAATCATATTGTAATGAGTGTACTTAATCATTACATGGAAACATATGAAATACTTAAAAATACTCCCTTTGAGTACAAGTATTGTAAATTACAGAAGACTCGTCCCTCTGAAGGGTATCATACGTGGCATCATGACGCATGTGCTCCTGACACCTATCGTAAGTTAGTCGTTATTACTTACTTAAATGATGGATTTGAAGGTGGAGAGACTGAATTCTTATATCAAAGGTGTAGAATTGCCCCAAAAACAGGTAAAATCATTGTTTTTCCTGCAGGATGGACTCATACACACCGTGGAAATCCACCTTTAACTGGTAATAAGTACATTATGAATGGTTGGATTGAGGAATTTCCGCAGAATTCTTATCAACATGGCATAAATTAAGAAATCTGGTATAAATAACAAGAGAAAATAATATACATTGCTTCGTCAATGCCGATTAAGCGAACATCTAGGGGATTTAAAGACATAAGTTTGTCGTTTATGCCCCACCCAGTTACTAATGATATGCCCGTTCTACTTAATGAACGTGCAATTGCTAGGTCAGTTAGGAACATAGTGGAAACTATACCTACTGAGAAGTTTTTTGATCCCTTATTCGGTTCCAATGTGAGAGGAATGTTGTTTGAGAACTATACTCAGACCACTTCTTATATAATTGAAGATCAAATTAAGACTTCAATTAGAAACTATGAACCTAGAGTGAACAATATTAGAACTATTGTTCAAGGAAAACCAGATTTGAACGCTTTTGAAGTTACAGTTGTATTTGATATTGTTGGTTTAGAGGTTCCTCGTCAATCTTTTACCTTTTTGTTAGAACCTACCAGATAAGATAATGCCATTCACCCAATTTAGTACGCTAGATTATGATCAGATCAAAACTCAGTTAAAGGATTTCTTACAATCCAACTCAAATTTTACTGATTTTGACTTTGAAGGGTCTAATTTTTCTGTTTTAATAGATGCCTTAGCATATAATACCTATATTAACGCATTTAATGCCAATTTAGTGGTAAATGAGTCATTTTTAGACTCTGCTACTGTAAGAGAGAACGTAATATCACTTGCTCGTAACATTGGATATGTACCTAGATCTAAAACTGCAGCAACAGCAACAGTTAATTTTGATGTAAAGATACAAGATAGTAATAATGATATAAGACAACTTAGAATAAGACCTGGTATTGTATGTGTAGGAAACGCTAATAACACAAACTATAGATTTTCAATATCAAACCCTGTTACAGCAAACGTAGCAACTAATACTCTAGGTGAAAGAGTAGCATCTTTTGAAAATATCGAAGTAAGACAGGGAACTGCAGTTGAAACTAGGTTTTTAGTCAATAGTAGTCAAGATCAAAGGTTTATTTTAGATAATTCTCAGATTGATACTTCAACTATAGTAGTTAAAGTTAAAGGAACTAATGAAACGGGTGAAGGTAGAGAGTATAGAAAGATTGATAATATCCTTAATTTGAATAAAGACTCTGAAATCTTCTTAATTCAAGAGGTTCAGGATGAAAAGGTAGAAATTCTCTTTGGTGATGGTTTCTTTGGTAAAAAACTTGAGAATAATGCTCAGATTTTGGTTAGATATATCGTAACTGATGGTGCTGAAGGTAATGGAGCAGGTGGAAAAGCAGGATCTACGGGTATATTTGACTTCCAAGGAACATGTGACTATCTTTTAACTAATAATGTTGACACTGTATCGGTAATACCAGTCGATACTGTAACAGTAACTACCGTTAATCGTGCCTCAAATGGGTCTGAGAACGAAGATTTAGCGTCAATCAAGTATTTGGCTCCTAGACTATATTCGGCACAATACAGGGCAGTTACGCCAAGAGATTATGAAGCAATAATACAGTCAATTTATCCTGCAACAGAGTCTGTTGCGGTTGTTGGTGGTGAAGAATTAGATCCACCACAGTTTGGTAAGGTAAAAATCAGTATTAAACCAAAAAATGGAACATTTGTTTCTGATTTTGATAAGCATCAAATTAAAAATAAATTAAAGAGTTATGCTATTGCTGGTATTAATTCTGAGATTGTTGACCTTAAAATACTATATGTGGAGATTGATTCAACAGTTTATTATAATACTTCTCAATTCTCAAGTGGTAATTTACTAAGAAGTAATATTGTCAACACTCTTCAAAAGTATGGTAATAATGTAGAAATTAATAAATTTGGTGGTAGATTTAAATTTAGTAAAATTAACCAACTGATTGATAGGGTTAACAATGCTATTACTTCTAATATCACCAAAGTGAAAATTAGAAGAGATATGAAGGTCTTGATAAACCAATTTGCACAGTATGAATTATGTTATGGTAATCGTTTTTATATAAATCAAGCAGGGTTTAACATAAAAAGTACTGGATTTAATATTTCTGGATATCCAAATACTGTTTATTTGACTGATATTCCAAATAAAAATAGTATAGGTGATTTGGATGGTAGTAAAAAAGGTGTTTTATGTATCGTATCCAAAGATGATAAGAATGAAATGAAGATTGTTAAAAAGGATGTCGGTACAGTTGATTATAACAAAGGAGAACTCCTTATTAATACCGTTAACATTACATCTACAGTCTCTGCCAACGATTTAATCGAAATACAGGCATTTCCAGATTCTAATGACATCATAGGATTGAAGGATTTATACTTAAGTTTTGATGTTTCTAATAGTAAGATAAATATGGTTAAAGATGTAATTGCTTCTGGTGAAGACGTTTCGGGCGTTGTATTCTCAAGAGACTATTATACATCAAGTTATTCTAACGGATCAATAGAAAGAAAGTAGAATGAGCATAGAATTTGACAGAAGAGTACAAGTCAATAAAATAATAGAAAGTCAGTTACCCGAATTCGTGGTAGCTGATTTTCCATTAGCAACTGATTTTCTAAAGCAATACTATATTTCTCAAGAGTATCAAGGTGGTGCTACTGATCTAATTGACAATTTAGATCGATATCTTAAAGTTGATAACCTAGTTCCAGAAGTTATTACTGGAACAACTACTCTACCTGCAGATATTAGTGCTTCTGATACAACTATTACAGTTGCTTCAACTAAAGGATTTCCTAGTTCTTACGGTCTTATTAAGATTGGTGATGAGATTATATCATATACAGGTAAAACAGACACTACTTTCACTGGATGTATTCGTGGTTTTAGTGGTGTAAGTGGATATAATGTAGGTATTTCATCTTCATTATTAGATGTTAATAGAGAAAGTTTAGTATTTAATGAAACTAATGCTCTTTCTCATAACATTAATTCAGTAGTTACTAATTTAAGCGTACTATTTTTACAAGAGTTTTATAAGAAGATAAAAAGAACCTTTTTACCAGGTTTGGAGGATGAAACATTCTATCCTGGTATTGATGTTGGTAACTTTATAAAGAATGCTAGATCATTCTACCAATCAAAAGGTATTCAAGAGTCTATAATAATACTATTCAAACTCTTATATGGTGTTGAAGCTAAGGTATTAGATCTTGAAGAACGTTTAGTAAAGCCATCAACTGCGGAATTTATTCGTAGAGAAATAGTTGTTGCAGAAGCAATATCTGGTGATCCATATAATCTAGTAGGACAGACAATATACAAATCAAATGATAATGGAACTAATGCTTCCGTATCTGAAGTTGAGATTATAACAAGAGAAGGTAAAACTTATTATCAACTATCATTATTTGTTGGATTTGATGATAGAGATACAATTCAAGGAACTTTTAGTATTCAAGCAAAAACTAAAGTTTTAGAATCAGTTTCTGTTGGATCTTCTATTATCTCTGTAGATTCGACTATTGGTTTTGGTAATACAGGATCACTTATTGCTCAAGATCAAAATAATGTTATTACTTACACTAATAAGTCAATAAATCAATTCTTTGGGTGTTCTAATATCCTTAATACTATTGATCAAGGAAATGGTATAAGAACTTCTGAAAATGTATATGGATATGAAAATGGAGATATATCTAAAAAATGCGAAATAAGAATTACTGGTGTTCTATCTAAGTTTGTTGCTGGCGAAGATATATCATTAGTTTCTGAACGTGAAGAG